TGCCACGCCTTGCATGGACATTTGTTTTCTAAATTCTTCTCTTGAAGTTATTGCTGTAAGTGGAACTGTAAATTCACGTACACCGTCCTGTGGTAGGTGTAAACGTATTACCACAAGTTCACCTAGTTCGACATCTACAATACGACTGACGATATAAATGTCGTTATGGTATATAAGGTCTTCGGTTGGATCACCTTCTTCATCTGTAGTACGTATATACACACCACCACTAGCGCCACGTATATATGGCTTTGGGTATGTAGGAATTACATACGTAGTAGTAGGTGTATTTGGCAGGTCAAGAGCAGGTACTTCTACTATATTATCTTCTTCGGTAGCTTCTCTTATACTGCCACCTAAAGTTATAGGTGATTTAATCTTGCCCCAGTGTGGGCATTTGGTACATACATCAGGCTTAAACTCATCAAAGTGTGCGCACTGATAAGGCCCTTTAATCTTGTCAAACTTATCCTGTGTTTCTTCTGCCGAATACTCAGGGTGGTTCTTAGACATAACATGTGCCGCCTTCTGCCCATCAGAACAGAACTTAGCTATAGACAATCCTGCTCGCCACATAGGCTCACTACAACCGTCTTGATTTACTACTATGTCAACCAACTGCGCACAGCTAGATTCTCTAGTAATAATATCTTTAAATTTAAATTGCTTGTTACCCATCAACGCATCCATAACTGCGCTGTTTGGCATAGGCTCAAGTGGTTTTGTTTCTACCTTATCTGCACCGATACATTTGGCAAACTCATCTAGTGTCACATACTCTGGTACATGCTCACTAAAGAATGTTACTTCTGTTGGTGGTTCAGTCTTATGATTGTGCGTAGTAGGTATACGCAGTACACGAGCCGCATCTGCAGTTACTGATGGATCAACAATAAACCCATGATTTTTACATAACTGTTTAAGGTGCTCGGCTACAGGCTTCCACGTTTCCTTGCTAACAGGTTCAGACAAAGGCCAGTAACAATGTACCCCTCTACCTGAATCAACTAACAAAGGTCTTGGTAGTCCAACCTTCTTACAAAATCTTTGTAGGGCTTGAAGACCTTCCTTCTTTGTTGGATAGTCTCTACCTTCCCCACAGTCAATATCCATAAAGAAAGATTTTAACTGGTTTACATTGTCGGCTACACGAGTACCACTTTCTTTGAACGTAGCCAGTGCGAAGTATGGGCTATACCCACGCGCATCTAGCTTACGTGCTTCTTCTAATAACGAGTCATAGTCTGTATGAAACGTCTGTGGTCTGTCGTTCTGTCCTAGCTTGACCGCAAATAAACAGTAGTATCCGTCTTCCCCTGTGACGTGCCGCAAAAATACTTCTGCATCCATAATACATTCCTAATTCCGAGGGTGGAGATAGCAGGGGGGCGGTTGCCCCCTTTTCGCAAAAGCTAGCTATTGTTGTGGGACTAGTCGTCCCAGTCGTCTACGATTGAAGCAAGATCAGCGTCAGTCTTTTTTGGTTTCGGTGTTGCTTTTTTACTGACTTTCTTTGGTTCAGGTGTATCACCAAACTCACCTTCAATAACATTGGTAGTAGGTTTAGCTTCAACAACTTCAAAAGGATTATCATCTTTCTGGAATGTAAAGCCACCTTCAACCTTACCGAATGGCGTGCTAGATTCCATAGGTACATATTTAATTACTTGTACCCCTTTCAAACGTAGTGAGATTCCCGCTTCGCGCATATTGTATGGCACAAAGATTACAGCCACATTGACTGTACTGCCTGTGGTTAACAAGAAATCTTCTGGTAGTTTACTCCCATTAGAGTCCACTTGTACAGGTTTAAGTGTAGCCTCTTTACCATACGCACCTTTCAACGTGGCTTTGTACACGTACATACCATCGTCATCTTTGGTGAATGGGTTATCAACTTTCTCAGGCCACCCTTTTTCTTTGCGTGCTTCATACGCCTTACACATTTCAAGATACAAAGCCTTGGCTTGATCTTTATTCATACGGAACTTAATCTCGTACTTGGCGTTATCGTCAAACGCATCACACGGTACTGTGCGGTTTTCTGCGTTATCAAAACGATATGGTTTATTAATACGAGGCCAAAGAGCCTCAACGTTTTCTATAATATAACTGCTATTTGTATTAGCCATAATTAATTACCTTAATTTGCATTTATATCAAACCCACCTTCCACTTTGCCAAAGGGTGAGGGTTCACTAGTTACAGAGACGAATGATGTGATAGCACGTTTAGTGTCTTCGTGTACCACCATCTTTGTCACTTCTAACCCCAACTCCAAGCCTATTGGTCGTACAGGTTTAAAATAAAGTTTTGGAACAACGCTGTCTTTATCAAACGAAATGTTTGTGACAACACTAGTAACAGATGTATCGTGTGAAGATAGGTGACGAGCATACTCTTGCATACCCATGTTACCACCTTGCGCTCTGCCAAATATTGAACTGGCAGGTATCTGCAACTGATACACCTCTTCGAGATCTCCTTCAAACACAACAGCAAGCCGTTGTTGAAACCGACAAGCCCTACCACCATTCTCACCAGAACCACGTACGTTTTGTGTACAATCCATACACCTACGTGATTGCACGTTATCCTCTGATACATTGGTAGAGGGTCGTTGCGTATCATCAGACCAACACACTGGTGCAGTAGACTTGTTAGGGTCAAACTCATTACCAAAGTATGATCTAGATACAGGCGCGGCATTCACGATGATTACGTCTATGACATCACCGATAGGAGTTTGTTCTCCATCACGTATGTCTGTAAACGTGCCACCACGTATGCTCAACCTTCTCATTAGAAGTCCTCGTCTAACATGTCAGTGCCAAACTCATAGTCACTGACCGCCTCTTCTTTTACCGAATCTTTATTGGTATTCAAAAAGGCGTTTTCAATCCCTTGAAGGTTGTAACGATAAGTGTTACCGATCTTCACATACATATCAGCAGGGATCTTGCCTTTGCGCAACCACTGTCTGACTGTGTGTTTGGATACACTAAACTTATCTGCTACGTCACCGATTGGAACAAAATTATCTGACATCATTTTCTCCTTACTGATACAACGTATTCAGAATCTACGTTAAGACCTTTAGGTACAAGGTCGGGGTTCTCTTCTAAAAACTGTTTCATGTTGCCCTGATTAACACGTTTGTCTAACAGTTCAGGTGCTTCATGCTCAAGAATAAACTCGTGCATTGAAGACCAATCACTAGTCCAATAACGTGTGCGAGCAGAACGATAAAACAATCCCGCAGAAGTTCTTACACTATCGACACCCTGATCTTCACAGTAGTCCAGTAAAGCACGCTTTACCTTATCCAACTGCTCTAATAACTCAGCATCTTTCTCTTTAAACTCTGCCGATAACTCACTACGCTTATCTTTTATCTTTAAATAAACAGTGGTTAGCTTCTCAGCAGTCAGTTTTTCTTCACTCATTTTACGCTCCTTTACAAAAGGGATAGACAACATAGCGTATGATTGTGTACTAGTCAAGTATTTCTTTATATAAGTCAATCATTTTTGTGTGTATGTCTATTCTATTGTCCAATAATGTGTAAACACGTTTCTCTACGTAAGATCCTTGTAGGTGGACAACTGTACACTTTTGATCCTGACCTGATCTGTGCACCCTAGCATTCGCTTGCGCGTACGTCTCCAACGAACTGGTGGGCGACCACCACACCACAGTGTTTGCCGCTGTAAGCGTTACACCATGTGCCGCAGACTGTGGTTGAATTACTAAAACTTTAGGGTCGTCTTGTTCTTGAAAGCGTTTGAATATGTCAGTACGTTTTGCCGCAGGGACATCACCATTAATTATTTCTGTGGATATACCATCTTTACGTAACTTGTCAGTAAGTAACTGTATGGTATGTCTGAAAGGTACAAAGACTAGAACTTTCTTGCTTGACTCATCAATGACCTCACGTAGCACCTTATATCTTTTAGTTATATCAAACTCTAGTGCATCACCATTATCGGCATATACAGCCCCAGATGATATTTGCAACAGCTTGTTCATGTTGACTGCCGCATTCGCAGCCGTAATTTGTTCTCCTGCCGCTTGCATAATCATCTTACTCTTTAATTCTTTATAGTATTTCTTTTGTTGTGCAGTCATATCGACTTCACGTTTGACATATACCATTGGTGGTAGGTCTAGACATTCTTCCTTTGTGTAACGTATTGCAGGTTGTAAGACTCGATGCACCCTGTCAGTAGCATCGTCTTTTGGTATCCACTTAAAGTTTGTTACCTTGACCATTACTTGATCTCGAAACGACCCAAAAAACCTAGGTAGTGCGGTTGGGTTTACAAGTTTTGCTATACCAAACGCATCGGTTGGACTCTGTGCCGCAGGTGTACCTGTCATCATCCACAGCCAAGTATCTTTACCCACTAACTTGTTTAATGTCTTCCATCGTTTGGTCTGTACATTTTTATAGTGTGTAGCTTCATCTACAATGATTAGGTCAAAACCACCATCTGCAACAGCGTCTTGTACAATCTCCACACCGTCATAATTTATTATCACGTATTCAGCGTCACCTTCGATTATCTCTCTACGCTTCTTGGCTGAACCATACGCTACATCTACCTTGCGGTGCATGGCAAAGTTAAACAGGTCGTTACGCCATGCTGACTCCATAATAGATAGAGGACATATAACTAACACCCTGTTTATCTTACCTTGTTCTAGTAAGTAGTCTGATGCCCAGATAGCACTGGCTGTCTTGCCTGTACCCTGTTCATTAAAACAAAATGATTTTTTATTTAGTGTAAAGAAACTTGCCGTGGCTTTTTGGTGTTCGTACGGATCATATCTACCTGTCCACTCATACTTACCTTCAATAGGTGAAGGCGCATTGATACCTATGTTACGTAATACTTGCACTTCATCAACTCCCCAATTAACTAACACTTCATGTTCTGATAACTTCTTACTCTTTGGTATAACACTCGTAACCCGCCCAGGTGATCTCAGGTTAAGTAACAGTGCGCGGTTATCTACTATCTTCAATTTTTATTCTCCATAAGTTAACCTCGTAAAACGGTGTCCGTTTACGATAACTTGTTACAACGTACATACTTACATTTCTTGCGCCCGTAAAAATAGCGCAAACCAAATAACCCAGATAACCCAAATAACCGTGGAACCCAGTGATGGCCCCTTGTCGCTACAGATGGGGCTAGGTCTGCTATGTGGGACTTTAATCAAAACCCAAAGCTAACTCGATTTTTGTGGTTATAAAGCACCGCAAAGGAGGAGGAACGAACCACGTTATTTAAAGACGCATCAAGCTAAGCGTCTAACAGCACCAAGCAAAAACTATTTCTTAGGCTTATGCCCATTCCTAGCACGATTCTTGCTAGGACTTTCTAATTTGTAACCATCTTTATTACTGCCACCATTCTTTAACATCTTATTGTGGCTTATATCTTTACCTTTGCGTGCGGACTTACCATGCTTCTTATCAAACGCACGCCTAGCACGTTGACGTTCCATACGTGCTTCAAACGCTTTGCTCCCGACTGGAGCGTTAACTTGTTTTTTGCGTTTCTTTCTCATCAGTGTCTACCATTATGCACGCATTCTGTAACAATGCAATGTCGTTTACATAACCCACTTTGGTGGGCATTCCATACATCTTTTTTCCACGCTTGTTCCATGCGGTTGTAATCAGCTAACCATTTTTCCCACATCTCACCAGCTTGTTCTTTGCCGTACGTTTCACGTATTAACTCGTTACATACTACAAATAAAAGACCACCACGTACAGTCTCAATGTCAGGAAAATGTTTGAATACACACAACGCCATAAGTTCCAACTGACCTTTGTCAGCATAACGTGTGTTCTTGCTTGTCTTGTAATCTATTACCCAAGCAGTCTTGTTTTCTTCGTCAAGTATAACTAAGTCAGCTATACCCCTATACCAACAGTCGTCGTCCCAGAACCCACATGGTTCAAGGTCAGCCGTTAACCCCATCTCGTATTCGCAAAGTTTGTTCCCCTGTTTCATATTCAATGAATCTAGTGGGGCTTTTATGTATTCGTACTCAGGGGGTAACGGCTTTCCATCTCGAATGTACTCCTCTGCCGCTTCGTGCACAGCAGTACCATAAAGCATCGCCTCAGTCTCAGGCTCTTTATAATCCTTCGCTACCTTTAGATGATAAAACTTCTTAGGGCATTGTTCAAAGGATTTAATTTTACTGAACGACCAAGGCGTAATACTCATTACATGCTACCTACAGTCCAGATTACTGCTAATACACCTAGACCTGCTACAAGAAGTTCAGCTTGCTTGAAAGTGCGTTCCGTGTGTAGCCATTCCATAACAGAGTTACGTGCCTCTGTAATATCCTCTTGTAGTTCATCAATAGCTTCATCAGCCGCTTCATGTGCTTCTTTAATTGCTTCTTCTATACCTTTCTTAGCCATTATTCACAGTCTCCATAAGATTTACCAATGCCAGACTCACATGTAATAGGCATACCCTCTGCCCAAGATGGTGTCGTGCTCATACAATCTTCTATGTATTGTCTAGCCTCTTCTAACTCATCATCAGGTACACAGCATACCACGGAATCATGCACTGTTAGTACAGGCTTGTACCGCTTGGCTATTGCCAACATCTGTTCACCCATGATGCACCTAGCGATAGCTTGGCATACATTCTCTGTAACCTTACCACCGTAGATCCTTGTGCGACCACGCCTTGTCATGTAACTAAACTCAAAACCGCGTTCGCCTTGTTCATAATTTAAGTCACCATACCGCATACGCAGACCACTTGGCAACTTTATCGAGTTATCTCTGTAGGTAAGTAGGTTGTTTGTACCCACTGCCCCTGCCTCTCTTCGAGACATACTCACTAACATGTTCTGACACTCACGCCAGAACTGAGCTATTCTCCAATTTGAATCTCTGTAGATAGATATAATCCTACGTGCCTCATCTACTTCTATCTCTGTACCAAACGCTCGCAACTGCTCAGCAAACCGAACCGCACCCATGCCATAACCTGCACCGAGTATCGTACTTTTACCTACAAACCTCTGCTCTTTGGTAACGTCTTTCTCTTTGACGTTGTATATCTTAGATGCCATTTTGACATACACATCTTCGTTGTTAGCAAACGCTTGGACTAGATCGTCTTGCCCTGCCAACCATGCAAGTACACGTGCCTCGATCTGTGATGAATCACAATCAACTAGTGTGTAACCTACTGGCGCGATGATACTGGACTTCAACTTCTTACCATTGACACCACGACTAGGTAGATTCTGTATGTTTATCTTGTCATCGCCACCCCACCTACCTGTATGTGCGGCATAGTACCTCACTGGGATAGGTATTAATCCACGTTTAGCAATACCTATAAACCTCTCAGTACGTGTTTCTTCTAACGTACTCTTTGTACCCAAACGTGCAGTAACAAGTGCTTGTACACGTGGGTCTTCATGTTCTTGTAATGCTTTAAATCCTTTATCACTCTTTGCGAATGCGTAGGTTTCTTTGCCTGTTGTGAGACTTGTTTTCATCGGTGGATCGACATTCATTGATACCAGTAACTCGGCAAATTTGGGGTTGCTCATTAGCTGTTCACGTGTGACACCACTTGAATGTATCAAATCTTCTTTTATCTTGATGGTATTATCTAGGTGTTCTTGGAGTAGTCCAATGTCTAGGTCTAGCATTGGTTCGGTGAACATACGCAATGTCATGTCAATGATGCGCATCTCTTGTTTGGGAAAGTTCTTACCCATAAGCATGAACAACTTATAGGTTAACTCTACATCGTTGACACAGTAGTCACCATACCTACTAAGTTCTTCGGGTGTAAAGTCTTCTCTACGTTTACCTACGGCATTTAAAATTTCCGTGCCTTTAGTTCCAATATTATACCTTTTACTAAGAGCGTGAAGAGATCCACCAACCTCGACACCGTGTAGTGCGCGAGCAATGCAAAGAGTATCAGCATAGACGCGAGGTTGTATATCAAAGAGCCAAGAAATAATAGCACCGTCAAACAAAGTGTTGTGACAAAGGAGCATAGCGTTGCTCCAATCAAAAGAATGTAGATACCTACTAATCTGCTCATGCGTTCCACTCGCCCATTCAGTCTCACCACTATTCAGTTTAACACCTACACCGATCACCTCAAAGCGAGGGTCACGAATGTAGGCTTCCATCGTCATCTTACGTAGCGAGAAATCTTTGTCGTAATACGTCTCAAAGTCTAACGTAATAAGATCCATTACTTATTCCGTTCTATTAGCAGATTGAGATACCATTGAGCCTTTTCTAAATCCTCAAGGGGCTTACCCTTGTACTCATAACGCCACATATATTTCATACAGTTACCCTTGAGATAACCTAGAAACGCGTTAGGACTCATACTAGACTCGATACCCTCAATACATTCTACTCCACCTGTATTGTAATGGTTCGGGTTATTGACTGGATCGTCACCCACCTCGTTCAAAAAGTTTTCATACTTCTCGATAAGTTCAGGGTGCTTCTCTCTTAATTCATTCCACTCTTGGGGGCTTGCATCTACCATAGTGTTCTCCTAAAAGTTTAATACAATGTGCTGTACGCCACGCGCCTTAGCACGACACAGATACTCTAACCAGTGAGAGTGTACCTCGTCACCAGTCTCATCTTCTAAATCCCATACACGCTTACGCTCTTTGCGTATTGCAATGTCAATGGGTTCAAGTTCAGCTTTTACTACAGGGTTTGATACTAATTCGGTCACAGGTCTAATTCCAGTTGGTTAGGGTCAGGTTCGGGTAAACCATTCAATATATATTGAAGGGTGTGTATTGTATCCTCATTGGTTACAGTAGCAATACCACCTGCTTGGGCGATTTGCTTTAACTCGTTCTTCTGTAACTCAGTAGGTTTGTTTGTACCCGCCTTGCACTCTATACCAAAGAATCTTCCGTTATAGCAACCGACTATGTCAGGCACACCACTTCTACCATACCCACCAGTTGCGGGATAGAAAAAGTATGCACCTATACTTCTTAGATAGTCGGCTACTTTTTTCTTGACCTTTCTTTCAGGGGTCATAGCCATACGTCACTCCTTACATTATTTTTGTTCTACAGTGTAGAACTTTTATTATTCTGGGTATCCCCAGTCATATCTAACGTAATATACACTATCTGATAACTTAACGCCAACATCATATACAAAATCATTAACACCTAAGACATCTAACACAGCTACCCTATCCGCCACACTATCTGGTAACTCGTTACGCGGTATTGTACAAGGGTGTCGTCCAAAGCTCGCGTCCCAAGGTGCTTGACCACGACTTACTCTCGTGGCTTGACTGGCATGTCTGTAGTGTACATCGAATGGGTGCATCTGTATCTCGTCATTCTTTATCCACACACATGTCATGTACTCGTCATCTTCACCAAGTAGTTTATCGTACTCGTCAATGGCATCGTACATATTGCCTAGCTTTCTATCTAACTCCTCATCTACAGTCATCAACCCCATTCGGTGCATATCCATAACTGTTTGTGCTATGTCAGGCAAGTGACCTGCAGGACTTACGTCGAATCCCACCTCACGTGCTCGATTTGTACGCTCACTACGTGTGTCACCACGATGTTTCATAACCCGTTGTTCTACCTTATCATGTGTTGACCTAGCAATATCGGACATCGTATTGGGTCGCAAGTACCTACGCGCATTAGCTACGGCTTTCGATATATTCTTGCTCGATAACGTGTGGTGGTCATCGGGTGAATTGTGTGGGCAATATCGTTGGTTCTGTATGGCTTGACTCTGCACGTGGTATTGCAAGTTACCATCGTAGTACGTGGTACTCAGTCTACCCATCTCATGCAAATCATCGTTGTAAAACACCACTACCTCATATTTAGTTGTTGATACTGAACTCATAACAAACTCTACGTTGGGTAGGTGCATCGTAGCTTTGTATACAAAGTCATCAAAGAACTGACAGAACTTACCCCACTCGTACTCGTGGCGTTTGTCGTTCTTCGTAGCTTCTCTCAAGTCTTTCACTGCACTTATTGGTCGAGCAACATCACCCTTTTTGTGGTAGTGTATTGCTCTTGGTATAGCGGATAAAAACATTTCATATCTCCTATTTGTAGTCTTGGTACTTGATTTTGAAGTTGGCTAACTTGTCAATCTGTGACTTGAACCTACTCATAAACCTCTTCTCTTCTTGTGGTAGTAAGTGCTTCTGTGTCTGCCAGTCGTAGTCGGATATTTCACCCATTATAGCTGTGGCTACAGGCGAACGTCGCTCATCAGTGTCATCTAGCAACATCTGACGAAACACATTACTGTCGTGTAACGTGTCACCACACTGATGCTGTATCAGTCGTTGGCGTTCCCAGTCATAGTGCTCGTAATCTGCGTACAACATGTATTGCATCACCCAAGCCCATTCGGCATACTCACGTAT